CCTTTTAGAGAAGGGAATAAAGCAGTCATTAGTCCAGTCTGAGAAAACAAAGCATTTCTCGGATCAAATCTTTGCATGTTTAATTGATTGTAAGCACCACTTAAAGAAGTAGCGGCACTTTTGCCCGATTGTCTTTGGGCACGAACTAAGTCTGTAAATGATGCCATTTTTATCTCTTACTCTTTGTTATTTTTTCTTGTTGTAGTTTTTCGTTTTCTTCTTTAATAAAGTTGATCAACATAGTCACATAAACACTCTTTTCCCAAGGTAACATATTTTCAATGTCACTCAAATTATATTTGTGATGCTGCATTAGTGCAAAGTTAGTTTCAAAGTAATTCTTCAGATTATCATAACAAAAGGTTATACGAAAAAACTTTGGAGTCCTTCAATCGTAATCGTTTCTTGATAACCACACTTAGTACAACTAAAATCAACATCTTTTTTAATCTTAGGCATTGTCTCAAAAAACTCTTGTACCTTACTGAATTGTTCTCTTGTTAGGTTTTCAATAAAATCAAGAAGTTCTTTTTTGGGTACATCTTTTGAATAAAAAATAGTTTCTTCTGTGTACACACCATCAATACATGCTACAAGTATGTTCATTAGTTTATCAACTTCAGAACCTTCTTGTTTTTGTGCTTCTTCTACCATTTTGAAAGATGGATACTTGATCAGTATGCCCATGTTTTGACTGAGTTCAATCTTGTCTATCTTCTTTTCGTGAACCTCTGGTCGTATCTCAAGCAAGTTCATCTGAAGTGTTACAATATTGCCACACTCTTTCTGTTCACCATTCGCATCAATTTTATTGTTACAGCGATAAGGTAGTTCAACAATTTCGTTCACTGATCTTGCTCTTAGATTCAGAAACAAATATTCAATATCTGTAATAGGCAGGTCGTCTACATTCAAATCATCTAAGCAGCAGTTGGTCAATATTTGTTTGATCGCCAAAAGAACTGCATCAGACTCTTCACTCTCCATTGCCATTAAAAGAATCTTTTCTTCTTTTACTAAGAAAGGTCTAAATCTAATTGATTTTTTTGTTAATGGTAAAATCAATTCATAAATCGGTACATCTATTTTGGGTAACATAATAACCTCACATTAAGTTAAAGTGACAGCAATCTTGATGCACCTGTGCCAAATATAGCCGCTGCTGTTGCACCAAGATCATATTTTCCTTCATAAATTGTTTCGAATCTTTGATATGCGAATTGCACAGTCAAACGATGAAAGCCTTCTTCCGCCCAACTCAATGGTTGTGCTGCTATACCAATTGGAAAGGCATCAATTAAATTCACAGCATAGATTTGTTTTACTATATCATCAAACTGAGTCACTGTAATTTTGGTCAAGTATCTTGAGTTTTGACCTTTTGGAAAACGCAAGTTATTGGTGTCTGTAGGCATGATTGCCTCTAGCCATTTGTCGAATAACTTGCGTTCGTAAAACTCATTTGTACAAAGAAATGTTAGAGACATTTCTGAGTATTGTGTTTGATATGGTACCTTATAAGTTGGTCCATAAATTTTTACATCTTCAGTTTGTATTGTCTTACCAGGAAGTTCAGCCGTTTCACATTGCAGTGCCAAATAACGAGACAGTCCGGGGTTTGCACTTTTTTGTGAATCACTTTTTTGACCTATTGCATTTCCTATTGCTTCTGTTATTTCTGAAAAAGCGGAGTTAGGCAAATTGAGTATTTTTTCTATAACCGAATTAGTCACAAAGTTTCCAATATAAGCTGGTATTGGAAGTATTACCTCATAACGATTAGGTCGGGCAAGTCCATCCTTACCTCTAATATTTGATAAAAATAAATTTGGTGAAAATGACATTAAAATTTGTCCTCTGATTCAGACCAGACTTTGCTGGCTGATGCTTTTGCAAATGATTCTAGTGGTAACATGACGGCAATATCCCACTCATCTGCTGTTATTTCTAAAAAACGAGACTGTACATGGCCAGACAAGTATCGTTTGATACATGGCGTGGCTTCATAAATTTTAGATGCTCGTTTCAAAAAATCATAACTGATTCTCAACCTAGTGCCTTCGTCATAACGATGGTCGGTCAAAATTGTACTTAATTTGTCTAGAAGAATGATTCGTCGCTTTGGGTGAATGTAATGTAGATTCAACCCTAAAAAACCGTCTGAGTATCGTTCTATTGGAATCACCAATGGGAACCTGTCGTAATATGGCAACGAATCTTTCGTCTTCGGATCATAATAATAAAAGTACATACGACCAATGATAGACTGATTTCTTAATCGTTCACGATCACGCATAAGATCACCTTTGGTGGGTCTGAGTGATGGAACTTTGGACTTCAACCAAGCACGTGCTTCACGTGACCGTGGTGCATATCCTGATTTTGCAAGGGATTCCTTGATTCTATCAATAAGTCGTTTCGCCATCTAATATTTATCTTATACCAAGATGCTTTTCTGTCAAAATTTGAAATTGCCAACCATGATCTTTACAAAACTCTTCAGCCGCATACCATTTGGCTTTATTGATTTCATAGGTGATTGCTTCTTGTAAATAAGTCTTGGTCTTTCGTTTCTGTGTGGGTGGCTGAGTTTGTTTTTCTGGCTTGACTTCAATGATGTAGGTCATCACTGTACCATCTGCTTTACGCATTTTTGCAATAAAGTCTGGAAAGTAACGATGCTTCTTTTTGTCAATTGGATTGTAATAAGGTATAGGAAGTTCTTCCGACCCCCACCAGAGAACGTTCGGATTGTCATCTAAATAATTCATTACCTTTATTTCCCACGTAGACCTATAGATGATATTGTTTGCATCACCTTTGTATTTCTGTGGGTTTTTCGGTCTAAATCTTCCTTTGTTTGGCATAAATACTATCTAGTCAACGAACAGGAACCCATCATGGCATTTTTCGGTCTTTCAGACATAAGATTTAATTATTCAGAAACTCGTACATTTGGACCACTATCCGTTTTAGATGCTGTTGGTGGTGGATTCAAACAAAATGCCTTAAAATATCCCTTAGATGTTGGTAGCGCAGATAAAGGTCATTACATGATATTCTTTGTGCGTCAACAAAAAGAGACACAGTTTTCCGCTGCTTATCGTGGCGGTCAAGTCTTCGATTCAAATGCTGAGAAGGCTATTCAAGATCAATTATCGAAAGGTGTTTCCGTTTCAAATAGAATCTCTACAAGCACAGTCAGAAGTTCTTTTGCTGACAAGATTAATAAGGGTGTTGAAAATCTAATCTCTGCTGGAACCTCTACAGTGGGAAAATATGGTGGAAGAGTTGGACAAAAGATTGGTTCTGGTATTGAAGGTTGGATAGGAACAAATAATCCTCCTCAAGTTCCGCTTTCTGGTGAGCAAAGAATAAACGACAATATAACAACATCAGTCAAACGAATCAGTGACAAAACACCTTTTGGGTTTATCAATAAAACTCAACTTACAACTGATTCAATTGCTTTGTACATGCCAGATACAATTCAGTTTGATAGCCGTCAATCGTATGATGGGCTATCTCCTGGTAAAGAGTTACTGGGTCAAGCACTTGTGGCTTTGCCAGGTTTGGTTGATACTTATAGAAATGCTGCACCTGGAACAGGCGGTAGAGCAGCTTTAGAGGCAATTAAGAAAACTGGTGCCTTACAGGCACTTGGTGAAAGAGTTATTGGGGGCGTTACGGGCGCTCAAGACACAACTCGTCTAGGTGTTTTTGGTGTAACAGGTCGTGTTGTAAACCCAATGCTTGAACTGATTTATAACTCACCTGATTTTCGTCAATTTCAGTTTGAGTTTTTCTTTTGGCCACGTGATGAAAAAGAAGCGTTAGAAGTTCAAAAAATTATTGATCGTTTTAGGTTTCATCAATCTCCAGAATTGGAAAAAATTTCTGGTAAACAATCAGGACTTTTGATACCTCCATCCGAGTTTGATATTCAGTTTTTCTATGCGGGTCGTCAAAACCCAAACATACCACCAATAGCATCCTGCATATTAGAAAGCCTACAGGTGAATTATACACCTAGAGGTTTTGCTGCATATGAAGTGCCTGGTGAAAATAATCCAGATTTGGGTCGCACAGGTATGCCGGTTGGTATTCAGTTGACTCTTCAGTTTAGAGAAACAACTTACGTCACAAAAGAAGATTTTGGTGCCGCTCAAGATTACTCTTCAACAAGAATGAATGTTGAAGACAAAAAACAGGGAATATTTGCACAAAAATAAACAATGGCAAATTACTTCAATTTTTATCCATCAACCTTTTATAGTGTTGATGCCAACAATAAGGTTGCACTTGATGTTGTAACCAATATAATTTCTAGGTTTGCATTTGAAGGTTCTCTTAAAGAAAACTCAAATGTATTTTATCCTTATGAAATAAAAGATTCAGATACTCCCGAATCAATAGCATATAAACTTTATGGTGATGCTGAGAGACACTGGATAGTTTTGCTATTTAATAATATCATTGACCCCCAATATGATTGGCCATTGAACTATAATAATTTTATTAGTTATGTAAATGAAAAATATTCGGCTAACGGTGCGGCAAATACGACCGTTCAAACAGGTCTTCAATGGGCGCAAAGTGAAAACAATGTGCATTCATATTATCAAGTGAACACAAGAAGTTCTGTTGCTATTACTGCCGATAGTAAAACAATCGAAGAGAAGATTCAGATAACGGCAAACACTTATGCCAATGTTATCGTTGGTTCTGTGACTTATACACTAGATAACGGCAAAACAATAACTGAAACCACCAGTAAAGAAAAACTAACATACTATGATTATGAAACAGAGGTGAATGAGAACAAGAGAAAAATTAAGCTATTAAAGCCAGAGTTTGCATTTGATGTCTTTGAAGAGTTTAAACAGATCGTTAGAGAATGACCACATCACTATTAGATTCAACGCAGTTTAAGGTAAAACAAATCTCCATCATGTCTAAAGGTGGTGCTGTTGACATTTCGGCAATTTATGATGAGATTAATATTTACGATTCACTGTTTATGCCGATGATGTCGGGAAATATATTACTAACTGATGCTGTTGGTTTATCCAAGGCTTTGAGTTTTGATGGATCTGAAGTTATTCTAATAGATGTAGAAAAAAGTTCTAACTTTTTGTCTTTTAGAAAGTCTTTTAGAATATACAAACAAACAGATCGCAAGAATGTAAATCAATCAACTGAAAAATACATTCTTCATTTTGTTGCAGATGAGTTTGTTTTTTCTTTGCAACAAAAGGTAAATCAAAGCTACCAATCAACATACACAGATATCGTTCAGAAGATTTTATCAACATATCTTAAACTAGAGAATGATAAAAAAGGTTTAATTGAAAACTCCTTTGGTGTAAGAAAAGTTGTCATACCTAACTTATCGCCCATAGAAGCAATTGAATGGTGTGCAAAACGTTCATTGGACGGTAAAAATGCTCCTACCTTTGTATTTTTTTCTAACATTTTTGGCTATAATTACGTATCTTTGTCTTCTCTTTTGAATAAAGATTCAATATTAAAAATTAACTTTGATCCCAAAAACTTGAGTCAAAATGATCCTTTATCAGAGATGAGTACCGCTAGAAGTTATGAAATGATATTACAAGGCGATTCTGTTGACAAGATTAGAAGTGGTGTAAATGCTGGTAAGTTTATAGGCTTCGACCCAATTACAAGAAGTTTTGGTGAAAAAAATGTAACATTTGATGATCATTATGGTATAACAGAACATCTAAACAAAAACCCAAACAGAACAGAGATATTCAACAAAGACAATACGACGAATCTGACTTCATTAGATTCTAGAAAAGTATTAAGTATTTTTGGTGCGAATAGAAAGAATAGTAACTATATCAAAAAGTATGATGCCGAGTCCATAACAAAAGTTGAAAATTACGAAAGTTTTCTTTTTCAGAGAAAAGCTATATTTAAAAATCTGGTGAATAAAAGAATGAAGGTTGTCATGCCTGGTAATTTTCAACTGACATCGGGTTTTAATGTAGATATTTCAACCTCTGGTTTTAATAGAAAAACTAAAGATTCTCAAAATGAAGAAGTGTCACTGAACGGAAAATATCTGATAGTTGCCGCAAGACATACAATAACAAATAATAAACATGAAACTTTAATTGAAATTGCTACAGATTCGACTAACAGCTTAGAGGTTTACACAAGCAATCCTCAACAAAATGAATTACTCAAAAAGACTTAAATGAATCAAAGTGCATACGATTTTGCTGGTAGAGCAAACTTCATATGGTGGGTTGGTGTTGTCGAAGACAGACAAGACCCGCTAAAATTAGGTCGTTGCCGTGTGAGATGTATAGGTTGGCACTCAGCAAATAAAATGCAATTACCCACAGACATGTTGCCTTGGGCTATGCCAAGTATACCTATAAATTTATCAAATGTTTATACACCAAAAGAAGGAGATATGGTCTTTGGGTTTTTTGTCGATGGTGAAAATGCACAAGAACTGGTGATATTGGGTTCTTTTCCTAGTATACCATTAAAGTCACCTAACAGACAAGATCCGTTTACGGATCCAAGAACAGAAGAACAGTTATCTTCAGCGCCAGTCAAGCCATACGAATCAGCAACAAACTATCCACGTAAGTTGGATGAGCCAACAACATCAAGACTTGCACGTAATGATGCCGATTATCCTTCAGAAATTGTAGCAGCAAAGAGAGATAGAAAAGCAAGTAAGGTTGAACCGAATCCTTATTATGCAGCAAAGTATCCATACAACAATGTTTATGAATCTGAGTCTGGCCATGCATTAGAGTTTGATGACACAAAGGGTGCAGAAAGAGTTCACCTTTATCATCGTTCAGGTTCTTATGTTGAGTGGGGACCAGAGGGTGACCGTGCTGAAAGAATACAAAGAAATAAGTTTGAAGTTGTGATTGGAGATGAACAGGTATATGTCAAAGGTGATGTTAAAATCTATGTTGACGGTGATTACGATTTAGAGGTTACGGGTGATATAAGAATAAACGGTCAAACAATTAATCTGAACAACGGAGATATGGGTGCTGCTCGTATTGGTGACTCAACTCAAGATAATGATACCGAAACAAATGGACCAGATACGGGAGAAATTACGTCAGGTTCAAGCACTGTGTTTATCGGAGACTAAGATAAATAAAAGATGACAACAACAATAACGACAAATAATCCTAGAATATCTTCTGAAAGAGTTTTCAGAGACTTGGACTTGAACTTCACGTTACATCCAGTGAAAAAAGATGTTTCAACACATCTTAATGAATATGCGATAATTAACGCTGTTAAAAACTTAATTTCGACTAATTTTTATGAAAAACCTTTCAGACCTGAGATAGGTTCATCGGTCAGAAGCCTCTTATTTGAAAATGTAGACCCTTTGGTCGCATCAAGACTTGAAAGATCAATAGAAGAAACAATTTTAAATTATGAACCAAGAGTTTCAGTTACAAACGTAAGAGCGCAGGCTTCACCAGACGAAAATCTTTACCTTGTGACACTCACATTTATCATAATAAACAACCCAACACCAATTACAATTGATTTTTTCTTGGAAAGAATTAGATAAAAATGGCAGACAGATTAAGAGTAACGGAACTTGATTTCGATACGATCAAGCAAAACTTAAAAACATTTTTAAATCAACAGTCACAGTTTACTGATTATGATTTTGAAGGTTCGGGGTTATCTGTTTTGCTTGATATCTTGGCATACAACACGCATTATCAAGCATACTATTTGAATATGGTTGCCAATGAAGCCTTTATGGACACCGCTTTGTTGAGAGATTCGGTTGTTTCTCATGCCAAAGTTTTAGGTTATGTTCCATATTCACGTAAGGCACCGGTTGCTACAATCAACTTTACTGCAAATACTAATTCGAATGCTGCTTCGACATTGACGATACCAAAGGGTTTTAGATTTTTATCAAATGATATAGATGGCGTTAGTTACGGTTTTGTCACACTAACTGAAACCACTGCGACAAAAGCAAACAATAATTTCACTTTTTTTAACTTGCCAATTTATGAAGGTCAACTAGTAACATATTCTTATAATCATAATGAAGCAACAAATCCTAAACAGATTTTTACTTTACCTGACACTTCAGTTGACACAACAACAATCTCAGTGGTTGTTCAGCCTTCATCGACAAATACTCAGGTTTCAGTCTACACATTAGCTGCTGATGCAAGTAACACTTCAATGCAGTCTGAAGTTTTTTATCTTCAAGAGAATAAAGGGCAGCAATATCAAATTTATTTTGGCGGTAACATCATAGGCAAAAAACTACCAGATGGTGCCGTTGTAAACATAACTTATCTTGTGACGAACGGTGATACTGCAAACAAAGCAAATAATTTCGTTGCTACGGGTACATTGACAGACTCTCTTAATAATTCACAGAGTGATTTTGTTATTAATCCAGTGAGTGCTGCTGCTGGTGGTGCAGAACGTGAAAGTGTGGATGAAATTAAGTTTTCAGCACCACTTCAATATACAACACAGAATCGTTTAGTTACAACAAAAGATTACGAAGCATACATTAAGAAAAACTATCCATCAATCAGTTCGTTATCTGTATGGGGTGGTGAAGATGAAATACCTCCAGTTTACGGCAAAGTGTTTGTTTCACTTAAACCAAAAGATAACTATTACATAAGTGAAGCGGAGAAACAAAGAATCATTGATGAGATTATCAATCCAAAATCAATCATTTCTGTAAGCACAGAGATTAGAGATCCTGATTATCTTTATATTTTACTTAATAATCAAGTGAGATACGATTCGAAAAAAACTACATTAACCGAAACTCAGTTGTCTACGCAAATTAGAAATACAATTATTAGTTACAAACAAACATTCTTGAATAAGTTTGATGCTATATTCGCACTTTCAAAACTACAAGATCAGGTTGATAGCGTAGATACTAACTCAATTATTGGCTCCGAAACAATATTGAAACTTCAAAAACGAGTTACACCAGAACTTGGTGTAAGTTCAAATTACACCATAAACTTTGGTGTACCTATTAAGAGGGGTACACTTGCAGATCGTTTGACTACAACCGAGTTTTCCGTTTTTGATACAACAGGCGTCAGTAGAACAGCAATTATTGAAGAAATACCGCAATCGTTCACGGGTGTTTCTTCCATTGAAATTGTGAATGCGGGCTACGGTTATACATCTACCCCTACGGTAACAATTTCTGGTGATGGTACAGGTGCTACTGCTGAAGCAATCATTGAAGGTGGAAGAATCACACAAATTCATATGACTAATCGTGGCACAGATTATACACGTGCTACTGTAACTATTTCTGGTGGTGGAGGTTACAGTGGTTCTGCCACAGCAGTAATTGATTCAAAAGTGGGAACACTCAGAGTCATTTACTATGATGAAAATGCCAATAGACAAATCATTAACGCTCATGTTGGTGAAATTTATTATGATACTGGAATTATTCAACTTAATGATTTAAAAATTCTTTCTGTTTCGGCATCTGACGGACTGCTACGACTAACCGCAGTTTCGGAAGAAGGTGTAATCGAATCGTCAAGAAATGTAATTATCACCATAGATGATGCCGATGCAACATCAATTGTAACAACGCTTGAAAAAATGGCGACTTAATGACCACAGATTTAAAAACATCGTTACTTATTGATCGTCAACTTCCTGAGTTTGTCAGAGAAGATTATCCTACTTTTGTTGCCTTTTTAGAGGCTTATTATGAGTTTCTTGAGCAAAAGCAAGGAACTGAAATCAATGATCTGATTACTCAGGCAAAAAATCTTCGTAACATTTCTGATGTCGATGATTCAATTGAACAGTTTCAAACTAATTTTATTAACACTTACGCACCATTAGTGCCTCAAGATGCTGTTGTTGATAAAGCATTTTTGATAAAGAAAGTTTTGCCTCTTTATCTAACAAAAGGTAGCATAAAGTCATTTGAACTCTTGTTTAGACTTCTTTATGGCACAGAAGTTACCATAACTTTTCCTAAAGATAACATTCTTCGTGCTTCTGACGGTAAGTGGACTGTAGAAAATGTTGTTAGAATTGATAATGACGTTTATTCTTACTTTGTTGGAAATGGCACAACAAAGCAGTTTATTTTGGCACAACAGGCTACTGAGTCTGATGTTACTGTTTACATCAATGGTACACTAACAACAAGTGGTTTTTATATACAAAAAGAAGCCAAAAAAATTATTTTTAGTGTTGCTCCCGCTAATGAATCTGAGATAAAAGTTGTTTATAATGACTTTGATGAAACACTTTTTACAAACAGAAAAATTACTGGTCTAACTTCAGGTGCTACAGCAATTGTTGAAAGAGCAGCACCTAGACTTATTACTCAACAAACTTCAATTGAATTGTATGTTGATGATGCAACTTTACTAGGTTCATTTCTAAATGCTGAAGTAATTACCGCAGATATTTTTGCTGATGATGGCGAAACACTTATTACCATTAGATCAGATACCGTAGCAACACTAAGTTCAATTACCGTAACAAATGCTGGTGCAAGTTATAATGTAGGTGATCCTGTAACAATTATTGGTGGTGCACCGCAAACTCCTGCTGAAGCAATTATCAGTGAAGTTTCGGTTGGTTTTGCCGACTCTGCAAATGTTGGTTATGGTGGTGCAGGTTTTGCACTTGGTGGTATTATAACAGCGTTTAACGATGATGGTACAATTACTCTTGCTTCGGGTGCAATTGATTCATCAGGTGCAAACTCCGCTAACACATATACACTGTTTACCGATACAATCAATACGTATGCGAATATAGTTCTTTCAAATACAAATTACGGTTTTCCTTCAACTGTAATACCAACCGGTGAGAATATCGCTACACGACTTGTTGATGCTTTTTCTAAGTTCACGATTACAGACATTGGACCAATGACCAATGTTGCTATCATTTATTCTGGCACAGACACCGCAAATCTGACAATTGATGCTGATGGTGCAAAATATGCAAATACTTTTGATATAAAGTCTTTTGGTTCAATTGGTAGAATTGATATTATTTCGGGTGGTAGTAACTATAAAATTGGTGATGAACTTATACTCGGCGCTAATCCAGCAGGAACATATGGCAGAGGTTTTGCGGCCGCAGTTACAAACACGAACGCCTCAGGCGCAATTACTAAAATTGAAATGCAGCCATCAAGAATTAGCGGTAATGCTAATACAACGGCAGGTAATGTAGTGGTTGTTGGAGTTGGTACAAACTTCACTGGTGAACTAGTGGTGGGTGACCAGATTATGATCAACTCTGAAGCAAGATATGTCAACTCCATTTTGTCAGCAACGTCACTGAATGTAAACGTAGCATTTACGAGAACTTCAAATGAAAGAAGAGTGGGTGTTTATGACCGCTATCTTATTGGTGGTCAAGGTTATATACAAAACAATTTTCCATCTGTTACAGTTTCTTCAGCGGCGGGCTCCAGTGCAAACCTTCAAATCACATCTTTAATGGGTGACGGTGAAAGACTGGGTATTAATTCTTCAGGTGTTGCTGGCTCAATCACTAAAATCAGAATAACGAATCCTGGTGTGGGTTATCAATTTATTCCAACTATTGATTTGTCAAACCGTGGTGATGGCACAGCAACCGCTGAGGCGCAAATTGAAAGATCGTATATTTCGTTCCCAGGTAAATGGGTTGGTTCTGATGGTATCATATCTTCACTGGATAGAAAGATAGAAGGTCTGGATTACTATATTGATTTCACTTATGTCACTTCAGTTGCCACAGAGTTTTCTAAGTATGCAAACATTTTGAAGGACTTGTTGCATCCGGCGGGCTTTAAGAATTATGCTGAGTACCCACTTTCAAGACCAATAGAATTGACACTCACCGTTGATTCTACAGTGGCTCAAACAATTTCTGGACTGGTTTCAACGAATGCCAACTCAATTATTGTGACTGGTACTTCAACGAAATTCAACGTGGCAAACAGTTTAGGTATCATTTCAATTGGTACACAAATCGCTATAAATAATCAAATACGTACAATTAATGCTATCGTTAGCAACACCTCATTGACAGTCTCAAGTGCATTTACGACAAATTCATCTGCACAGACATTGATTATTATCACATAAATATAACTTATGGCGCTAAATTATACATCAGAAAAACTTTCACTAGACAATGCTGAGAGATTCAAAGACTCTTTCAGTGACTCAGATCCGTCTATTCAATATATTTTCATTGGAAACCATACACCTTATTCCAATGAATCTTCACCACCAAGTATCACTGAAACCATTTCAAGTGAAAAACTGGTTTGGGACAACATGTTTGCGGCAAAAAAAGTCACCGCAAATGATGTTGAACTGGTCATACCAAGAGTAAACTGGACAGCAAACACAAAGTATCGTCAGTATGATGATACGATTGCTTTGTCGGATTTGATTAGTGGAAATACTACACAAAACTTAAAGCCTTTTTATATTATTACATCTGCGAAAAATGTTTATAAGTGTCTGTCAAATAATTTTTCTTCCAACTCCACGGTAGAACCTACGGGTGATTATTCTACCTCTAACGGCGCTATTTCCACTGCTGACGGTTACATTTGGAAGTATATGTTCAATGTTAAATCGTCTAACAAATTCTTGAATGTTGACTGGATTCCAACACCCACAAGAAATACACAAACAAGTGCATTATCTGATTATAGCCTTGATAATACTGGTGTTGTAGAAGGTGAACTGACAACCGTTGTGATTAGTAGTGGTGGTTCAGGATACTACGATACAAGTATTGGTGTGACACCTTTTATTTCTGGATGTTCAATCCTTACGGTGGCAAATACGGCGAATATTGCTGCTAATATGACGGTAACAGGAACAGGCATACCAACAGGCACAATTATTTCTGTTCTTGATACGCCGAATAATAAAATTACTTTATCATCACCAGCAACTTCAAATGGTGGCGGCAATGGTTCAAATATATCTGTTGCAACACGCATTTATTTTGACGGTGATGGAACAAACGCTGCGGGTTCGGCAACCTTAGCAAACGGTCAAATTTCTAAAATTACAATCACAACAATTGGTACTGGTTATTCACGTGCAAACGTTTTGATTTTTGGTTCAGGCACAGGTGCTAATGCTAGGACGATTATAGCACCAAAATATGGACATGCTAAAAATCCAGCAAAAGATTTATTGGCTAAAAATGTAATACTAACAAGCGTAATTGGTCAAGTAGATTCAACAGAGGGTGGTTTAATTTCAACTGATACTTCCTTGAGACAATTTGGTCTGCTTAGAAACCCACATAAATATGGTCAATCAGCGGCAGCAAATAATTCAACAGCAAATGCAGTTATAACTCAAGCAAGAACACTGACATTGACACCAGGTCCTTCATACACACTAAATGAATATGTGTATCAAGTGACCGCTAATAATACTATAGCATATGGTTTTGTTTATTCACAAACCGCAACAACAGCAAAAGTTACTCAAGTAAAAGGTAATTTTGTCGTAGGACTTTCAGTTATCGGTGCAACATCAGGTACATCAAGAACACTGGTGGCTTCAACAAACCCTGAGTTCGAACCTTATTCTGGTGATATTTTATATGTTGAAAATATTCAAAAAATAGAAAGAGAAGATGGTCAAGCTGAAAATATCAGATTTATTATACAATTCTAAAGGTTAGACATGGCATTAAATTTTAACACAAACCCGTATTACGATGATTTTGATGAAGATAAAAACTTTCATAGAATCTTGTTTAGACCTGGTCGTGCTGTACAAGCACGTGAATTGACACAATCACAAACCATTCTTCAAAATCAAATTGATCGTTTTGGTAAGCATATATTCAAAGAGGGGTCAATAGTAACGGGCGGTGAAACTTTTGATGAAGATGCAATTTCCATCAAATTACAACCAACTTTTGGTAATACTACAATTGATATTTCTACCTATGATGGTTATTATGCTATAGCTAACAGTAGTAACGCTGTATATAAAATCAAAAAAGCAGAGGTTGCGGATAGTGTTGATCCTAATACACTACTTGTGAAGTTCATAAAAACATCAGGTGTTTCTTCACTCAATTCGAATGGCTCTATTGCTAATTCTGAAACTCTAAGAATATACTCAACTGCTGATTTAGCTTCATCAAATCTAGTTGGCAATGTTTTGACTTCTTCTACAGAATCTTCTACTATTGGAAGAGTGTTTTCAATTACCGAAGGTGTATTTTTCACAAACGGCATTTTTGTTAAAAATGCTAGTCAAACTGTAACCGTTTCAAAGTATACAAACAATGCAAATGTAACAGTTGGATTTGACGTTGCTGAAACAATTGTAACTTCATCATCAGACTCTTCATTGCTTGATCCTGCAATAGGCGCATCAAATTATATTGCACCAGGTGCAGATAGATATAAAGTTTCATTGTCATTGAGTGCAAAAGAAATTGATCCTAATCAGTCGATACCTGATTTGACCAGTGAAAAATATATTGAGATTGCTCGTTATAGAAATGGTGAATTAGTAAAGAATGTACAAAAAACAGATTATTCGGTTTTAGAAAAAACACTTGCACGAAGAACATTTGATGAGTCTGGAAATTACAGAGTAAATGGTTTAGAACCTAGAGTTGCACCAGAAAAGTTTACTGATACTGCAAACACAACATTCATTTTAGATGTAAGTCCAGGAAAGGCTTACATTCAAGGATATGAAGTTGAACCAATATCAATAAACTCACTTATTATTAACAAAGCACGTGATACTGAAACTGTTTCTGGTTATGATGTGCCTGCTTATTATGGCAACTATTTTTATGTGACAACTGCCAACGGCGCCGTCATAAACTTTTCTACTGCCGAAAAACTTGAGTTACATAGAAATACAGGTGCTTTTAGTGCATCAACAAAAATTGCAGAAGCATATCCTAAAAACCTTGAATACGTAAGTGGTAATGGTTCAACATCAATTTATAAATTACAGTTATTCAATATTGTAAAAACAAGCAATACACCGATAGATTTGACTCGTTGCATTATTGCTGGAAACTCTACCTCTGTAAACGCCACTTGCAATGTTGATTCAAGTTCAACAATTGTAAGAACAATCAATGGCTCAAACTATTCATACTCAAATGTAATTAATTTGGCAAGTTCAACAGGCGTTACTGTTGGCATGGAAGTTTCAGGTACAAATATTTCATTCCCAACTTATGTAACTGCTATTAACGGTAATGATATTACTGTAAGCGGCAATCCTGTTGGTAATAATACTTTACAATCATTCACATTTAGATCGGCCTTTTTAACTGATACTTCATATGATGCATCCGTTTTTGAAGCATCTTACGATGTAATCAAACAATTCTCACAAGTTAATTATTATGCTAAACGTGTATTCAAATCAGTTTCATTTGTTGCTGGTGTTGCTTCAGTTCAGACAAATGATGGTACAGAGAGATTTGCTAATGTAAGCGGTGCAAATCTACAGAAACATTATGCTATTTGTATTCGCACTGGCGGCACAGGTTCATTTCCTAATTTTACGTGGGTCAATTTGAGTGGTGGTACATACATCACTGTACCCTCACCTTCAGTTGGTTCTCCTGCAACGCTGAATATAAATCTTGGTGATGCAACATTCAATGGTACGGCAGATATTCTAACTACTCTTGATATTACCGCAGCAGTAAGAAGAACGAAAACACTATCATCAAACAATATCAAATACTTTACGGTATTAGATTCTGCAAATACGTTCTCTTTAGGTTATGCTGATGTGATCAATGTTTCGGCAATTTATATTGCTACTGGCTCCAATACAGCAACAAATGCTAACGTAAACGTGGTTGGAAGTTTTGATATTGATCTTGGTCAAAGAGATAGTTTTTATGACCATGCCACAATCAAGTTGAAGACTGGTGCTACTGTAAACACTGGCAATACAATGGTTGTATTCAACCGTTATACTCATTCAGGTACAGGATTCTTCGATACACAATCTTACCCATCATACAACACAATTCCAAGTTATACAAAAACAAACGGCACAATCATCGATCTGAGAGATTCAATAGACTTCAGACCGATTAGAACAGCAAATACTACATCAAATGTTTATTCGAATCTTTCAATGTCATTTGCTTCACAGCAAATTGTAGATTCGGTTATTGGTTCTGTTGACACCGATTTGGAATATTATCTTGGAAGAACAGATAAAGTTGTAATAAAGAGTGATGAAAGTTTCAAGGTAATTGAAGGTGTAAGTGCAGCGACAAATCCACCTGTACCAAATGATGAAACAGATGCAATGACTCTTTGCACTTTGACTATTCAACCATACACATATGAAATTAGCAATGTGGCACTGAATATTCAAAATAATAGACGTTACACAATGAAAGACATTGGTGCTATTGATAATCGACTGACAAGAGTTGAGTATTATACCGCACTGAATCTTTTAGAAAAAGATATCGCAACTACAACTTACTATGATGATCGTAATAATCAACTATTTAATAATGGTTTTATTGTTGATCCTTTCAAAGGTCACGGAATAGGTGATGTTTTCAATCCGGATTATAAATGTTCAATTGACTTTGATAACGAGATTCTCAGACCTAGATTTGAGAGTAATGGCACTTCGTTGATTATTTCAAGTAATACACTGGCAGTCACAAGTAATCTACTCACTTTGACTTACACTTCTGTTCCATATATTACACAAAACGTGGCTTCTGGGACAACTAATGTAAATCCATTCAATGTGATTGGCTTTATTGGATATGTGAAGTTGCCAAAAGATACTGGAACATGGGTGAATTTTGATAAAAGACCTGACGTTGTAGTAAACAAAAATAAGAATTTAGACAATTATCTTTATTCAAATAATTTTACAGGTTCGGCTTGGAATAACTGGAGTATTTTAGGATATCCTGATGATAACATTGTAGTTTACACTTATTATTCAACATCGGGACAAGCACTTAATTCAACGACTGACGGAAGAATAAAAAATGAAGATAGTGCAATTGTTGAAGATAAGATATATGTTTATAGCGCCAATAATGTAATCAATTTTGAATTATTTGGCATGAGACCAAATACTGAAATGACTTTATATGTTGACTCAAGACATATTGGTAGCTATCTAAGAAATTATAATGTTTCTTCAAATACGTATACCACAGAGGCTTTAGTTACAAATACTAATGGCTATGCAAAAGGTCAGTTTACATTGCCTTATGATGACAACAATAAGTTTGTTGCAGGAGAAAAACATCTCTATTTCTGCGACAATCGTTTGAGTATGGAAAACGTAACTACTTTTGCTGAGACATATTTCTATACTGCCTTCCCTAAGAAGAAGAAAAAGAAGAAGAAAAAGAAAACGCCGGTATCTAACTTAACGGTAATTGGTAATGATGGAGGTGCTGGACCACCAGCACCTGGTATTTACATTGATAGCAGTGCGCCCACATACACAACCAGTGTAGCAATTGGTGCCGCTGCTGCTACAGGCGGTACAAGAATGAATGGAACCAGTGACTTTAAAAAGGCGGTTCAAGATTTAACTGGAAGTGCTTGGACATCAACGGATGCGGGAACAGCCTCAACACGTGCTAGTGCTGCAAACGATACGATTGTTAATCTTTATAAAAATGAATTAGGTAGATTACCTGATCAAGACGGACACAATTATTGGGTTTCTGTTGCAGCAAGTGGTGTTTCTACTGAAAAACTGACTGAAGCATTTAAAGCAGCGGCTAAGGCAAACAATGAAAAATGTCAGAACGGTGATCCATTAGCACAAACTTTCTTTGTTAATGAGTTCACTAATCCAAATGGAATATTTGTTTCTAGTATTGACCTTTATTTTGCAACAAAAGATACTTCTGGCATTCCAGTTGAAATTGAACTTCGTCCAAGTGTCAATGGATTCCCGGATGCCGAGAATGTAATTCCTGGTTCAAGAGTAACACTGAATCCTAGCCAGGTAAATCTGCCTGTTACAGCAAATACTCCAGTGGCAACAAGATTTACTTTTGATTCTCCAATTTATTTGGAACCAGATGAGTATTCTTTTGTTGTTATGGCACAATCTGATGCATACAATGTTTATGTTGGAACTGTTGGTCAGCAAAGAATTGATGGCACTGGACCAATCGTATCTCAACCATACATCGGCTCTTTCTTCAAATCGCAGAATGCATCTACATGGACGCCAGAACAATCTACTGATATTTGTTTTGTTTTGAACAAATGTGAGTTCGCTACAAACACAAATCAAACTGCTGTTCTAACTCCTGTTGCTCTTGGATATGACCAATTGTATGATGTTGCAAAAGTAAGTATTCCTTTTAACTCCGTAGCAGCAGCGGCAAACATTTCATTTGATTTGTCTACGAAAAATAATGGTGCTGGAGTTTTGAGCGATTATGTTGGAATAATTCCTAATCGTAACATTTCATTAGATCAAAGAAAGACGATCAATGCGGCAACAGATGCTAATGTCAAGATTAGAATGATAACAACTAATCCAGACGTTTCACCTTATGTTGATGTATCAAGTTCAAATTATATTGTCGTAAAGAACTTGTTGGAAAGTTCAGCATCAGCAAATGTAACGACTTATCCAGAAACTTTATCGTCTAATGGTGGTGCTTTGTCTAAGTACATCACAAGAAAAGTTACGTTGAATGATGGATTTGATGCCACATCATTGAGGGTTTACCTGCAAGAAAACTTACCTCAAGGTTCTTCAATTCAAGTTTATTACCGTGTTCAGGCGGCAACTGATTCAGACAAACTAGAAAACAAGCCTTGGACATTGATGACACTTAATGGAACATCTTCAACAAATCAAAATCCAACCGAATACTATGATTATGAGTATAAGGTTAATGGTGTCAGCTATTCATCGGGTGGTGTGACATATACAAACTTTAGAACATTTGCAATCAAGATTGTACTTTATTCCACAAACCCAGCCAATGCACCAACGGCTAAGAACTTGAGAGCAATTGCACTGTCATGATGTACAAAGTAAAAGATCATAGTAATCTTGTAAGAGATGCTTCAAGTCAGGCAATTATAAGTGTTGATAAAGAAAAGTTATTTGAACATAAAAACAAGAAACAAATAAAAGATAATATTCAACATTTGAACGAAGAGATTGCTTCTTTGAAGAGTGATTTTCAAGAGATAAAACATTTGTTGCAACAGATTGCAAGTAGAGGATAAAAATGCCAGCGAATATAAATCAAGTAACAACAGCAAATACATTTCAGCAGTGGCTTGTTGCGACTCAAGATTTGATTGGAATTGCCAATAATCTTACCAACGGGGTAGGTGGTACATTCTATGCGAACACAAATTTGGTTGTTGGTGGTGACTTTGCTGTAACTGGTAACAATACTTTGGTTGATACCGCTTTAGCATTTGCTATTGCCTTAGGATAAGATAAATAGATTCAAACTGTAAAATTAGAGGATTTTGATGCCTAATACTTTTAAAAATCAAACACTCAAGGCTGCTGGAATCACGGCTCAAAATGCCTATGCGGCTGGTGCTGGTGTACAAGCAACTGTGATTGGTATGACAATTGCCAATATTACTACTTCACCTATTTCCGCAAACGTTATTTTGAGTGGTGGAACAATTACCAGTAATGTTTATCTTGTCAAAGATGCGACAATTGCTCCAGGTGGTGCATTAGTTCCAGTCGGTGGTGATCAAAAATTGGTGCTAGAAGCCGGTGATTATCTGCAAGTCAACACATCAATTGCTTCTGCTGCTGATGTTATTGTTTCGGTTCTGGAGGTCACTTAATGGCATACATTGGCAATAGCCCTGAAGTCAATGTCTTTACTGCTAAAGTAGATAAGTTTAGCGGTACTGGTGCTTGTACTCAGTTTACTTTGTCAAGAACCCTTAGTGATGCTAATGCTATCATAGTTGTTGTCAACAGTGTTTTACAGACACCAATTTCTTCGTATAATGTTTCATCAGGTGTTGTAACATTTACTGAAGCACCATCATTAGGTACTGAAAACATTTTGGTGAATTATACATCACCAATTACACTAACATTCAATCAAGTTACCTCAAGTCAGATTCAAGCAGGTGCCGTTGGTCAAACACAACTTGCCGCCAACTCTGTTACAAGCGATAAAATTGCACCAGGTGCGGTAATTGTAACGGACATTTCCGATGGTAGTGTTACTGGACCTAAATTAGGATTAACTGCAATTAGTGGAAATAACATTGCCGTTAGTGCAATTACTGGCAATCTTATTGCCAATAACTCGGTTGCTGGCAATGCTATTGCAGTTGGCACACTTACAGGTAATTTGTTTGCGGCAAGTACAATTGCTGGCAACTCCATTGCAGTTCGTACAATCACAGGTAATCTAATCGCTAATAACGCTGTATCTGGAAATAATATCGTATCACCTCCAGACATCTTTGATGATGCATTTTTGTTTGGTGGAATGTAAAAGGAAAAATAAATGCCAAGAAATTATACAATTTTAGGACAAAGAAACCCATCAGCCAATGTGCTGACTACTCTTTATACCGTTCCTACAAGTAACTCTGCCATTCTTTCATCAATCACTATTGCAAACCTTGATGAAGGTGCAGCAAACGGCGGAGCATTTAGAATTGCTGTAAACACATCTAGTGCTGCTGTATCCAATGCTAGTTATTTGGCATACAGTGTCAATGTTCCTGGTAGAGATACTGTCACATTGTCACTGGGTGTAACACTGAATGCTGGTTCAATCGTATCTGTCAATGCAAATAGTTCATTGTTAGCATTCTCAGCATTTGGTACAGAAGTTTATTAAGAATGACTCTAAAAAGAATTGGCCTGACTGGTAGTGTAAACCGTCAAGCAAGGATTACTGGAAGAAGAATTACTCTAAACAGAGTAAGCCTAAGACGCTTTCCATTTCCTTCGACTGCGGCTGCTGTTGTAAATTATGTTGAAGATGTGTTTTCGACACACCTATACGTGGGTAATAGCCCATCTTCACCTCCAACCGCACAGACAATTACTAATAACATTAACTTGGCCGATAATGGAGGACTTGTATGGATCAAATCCCGTAGTCAGGCATCTTGGCACGCTCTTTTTGACACATCAAGAGGAGTGAACAGATACCTTTTCTCCAACAACACTGACACAAGCACCAACTTTGGTGCCGATTTTGGTATTACGGCGTTCAATTCAAACGGCTTCACTGTAAAAGGTGGTACTGGTTACTTAGTAAATCAGAGCGGAGTTACTTACGGTTCATGGACATTTCGCAAACAAGCTAAGTTTTTTGATGTGGTGACTTATACAGGAAATGGCGTTTCCGGTACGCAGATTTCACACAATCTTGGCTCAACTCCTGGATGTATTATCGTAAAAAAAACCGATGGAGCTACAACTTGGGCTGTTTATCATAGAGGTTTAAGTGGAAATGAATATTTAAACTTAAACAATACAGACTCAGTTTCCGCTATAGGTTCGGGAGCAACTGTTTTTGGAAATGGAACAAGTTTGGTGGCTCCAACCTCATCAGTTTTTACTGTAGGTACGTCCTCTCAAGTAAATAGTAGTGGTGGAGCCTATATCGCCTATCTATTCGCTCATGACGCAGGTGGCTTTGGTGCTGCTGGCTCGGACAATGTGATTAGCTGTGGGTCGTTTGTTCCATCATCTGGTGCAGCAACCGTAACGCTTGGGTATGAACCGCAGTTTGTAATCTTAAGGAACAGTAGTGCGCCAGAAAATTGGATCATATTAGATACAATGCGTGGGTGGGTTGTTACTTCTGGTGGAGAGAGTATCTTAAACCCTAATTTAAGCGACGCTGAATCTGGCGGCAATCTTGGGAACCCAACGGCGACTGGATTTGTCACCGCAAATCTTGGTACAGGAACCTACATCTACATCGCCATTCGTCGTGGTCCAATGAAAACACCGACGAGTGGTACGGATGTGTTCTCTCTTGCTTCTTATACTGGAGATGGTTCAAGTGGATTGGCACTTAATTCTGGAATAGTATCTGATACTTATTTGGTAAAAAGAAGAACTGGAGCATCTAGTGGCTGGAAGTGGATGCAGCGTTTAATTTCTTATCCATCAATTGGAAGCTACGGTCCACCAACGGCACTTGATTCAGCTTCAACAGCCGCAGAATCCGGTGCCGCAACTTGGTCGTTCAGTAGAAATCAAAATTATAATACAGATTACTTTGAAGCAGCACAAGATGGTTCGGGCAATTGGTTTGTGAATGGCTCAACATACATCAATTATGCGTTACGCCGTGCCCCTGGTTTCTTTGATGTGGTGTGCTATACGGGAACGGGTTCAGCAACAAACATTACACATAATTTAGGCGTAGCGCCTGAATTATTGATTATTAAACGCAGAACTAGTTCCGGGGGAACTTTTACTGACAACTGGGCAGTTTGGACAAAACATGCGACTCCACAGCAAAATGATTATAGCACTAGTTTAAATTTAAACACCGCTTGGTCAAATGAACAGGGTGGGGGACAAGTTTTATATTGGGGTGCCTCTCAATTTGGAACGCCAAATATGACATCTACTACTTTTAGTATTGGTACTTATGCTGATGTTAATGCAAATGCGGCTACATATGTTGCTTATCTGTTTGCCTCAGTAGCGGGAGTGTCAAAAGTAGGTACATACACGGGAGACGGTTCTAGTCAGACAATTAACTGTGGATTTACCACTGGTGCTAGATTTATTGTCATCAAACGTATCGATACAACTAATGGTTGGTATGTTTGGGATACTGCTAGAGGTATTGTATCAGGTAATGATCCATGGCTAAATTTAAACGCCACATCGACAGAAATTGGAACAAGTGATAGTGTTGATCCAGATAACACTGGGTTTATTGTAAATCAGTTGATACAGACGGACATTAATGCAAACGGTGGTAAATATTTATTTTTAGCAATCGCATAAAGGAAAAAACAATCATGGGATATAGATTACAATCAACAGGTGAATATTTTCCAACAGACCATGCTATGCGTGGTACAATACCATCAACACCAGCACCAGTGACAACTGAGTGGATGATAGCAAATGGTGTTGATCCAGTAATGGAAGGACCACAAGCATCGGGTGGTACGGTGTATCAATACAGTCAGTTTTCTGGTATTGAACAAATCGACGGAAAATGGTTCACTAAGTATGTGTTGGGACCAATCTTCACTGACAATGAAGAGCAAACTGCTGCTGAACAAGAAGCAGCATATAAAGCACAAAAAGATGCTGAACAAGGTGAAAACGTTCGTCGCACACGCAATCAAATGTTGTCGGAAACCGATTGGACACAACTGGAAGATTCAACAGTGAACAAAACAACATGGGCAACTTATCGCCAAGCACTGCGTGATATTTCTACACAAGATGGTTTTCCTTGGAATGTACAGTGGCCTGAAAAGCCATAATAAAATTATAGATGAAAAGGTGATTGAATGAACAACGAAGAGATTTATTATTCGCAATTTTTAATTAATCATAGTCAAGGTAAACTTGATTGTAATTATAAAACAGCAGCACGTGCTTTAAGACCAACTGCACAGTATGGTTTATCCGAGCAAGATGATGAGTTTGTTTTTGGTGAGTATCAAGATGAAAGTGGTTTGCCACCACCAACAAAAGAAGAGATACTTAGTGAATTGGAATTTCAGCAAAGATTTTGTGCGTATTGGCAGCACTTTTATGATCGGTATCAGTCGTATCCAGACATCACTGTGCTGTTCAATTTGTTATGGAATGCGATAGACAAAGAACAGATTCCGGGAAAAGAATCAGATTTTTATAAAGTAGTCAAACAAGTAAACGAACAATATCCTTGTCCAGAGGGTGAGCCACCTTCTAGAACGAATAAATAGAGTAAAACTAAGGATTTAAATGTCTTATATTGGCAATCAAGTTACGTCAGTACCACATATAGTTGACATCTATAATGGTAATGCTGTTACTACGTCTTTTGGTACTCTTTCTAGAGCGCCTGCCGGCACTGCTGCTATTGCCGTTTTTGTTGATGGTGCATACCAAGTACCAGGTCTTGATTATACACTGAATGGTAGTGTAATCACTTTTACTGTAGCACCTGCAACGGGCACAAACAATGTTGTTATTCACCATCTTGGCAATGGCACAACAACACAGGTGCCGTCAGATGGTTCGGTTACTGCCGCTAAATTGGCAGCGGGTGCAGTATCGGGTAATAACATTCCATCAAACGCCATTCGTGGTAACAACATTGTCGCCGGCACAATTACAGGTAACTTGATTGCTGAAGGTACCATTACAGGCAATCTTATTTCCGATAACTCTATTTCAGCAAATCAATTCTCTACTTCAGCAAACGCTAAAATCTTTACCTCAGGATTAGTAGGATCAATTATTTTTGGAGCATAATAAATGGCCGCACCCAATATCGTAAACGTAACCACTATTGTACCACACACCGTAACGTTGACACCAGCAAACACGGCACGACAAGGATTGGTTGCTGCGCCTTCAACCGGTGCTACTCATAAAATCAATACTATCATCGTGGCAAACTTGGATGGAACTACTGCATATGACTGCACCGTTGAACTGCGTCTTGCTGATGGTACGACATATCGTTCAATTGCAAACACGATTTCAGTTCCCGCTGATGCATCTTTAGTGTTGCTTGATAAAAGTATGTCATTTTATTTGTTAGACACTTCAGTTACAGGTGAACCAAGTATGTTGTGGGTACAAAGTTCTTTGGCAAACACATTGACGTTTACATGTTCATACGAAACCATCAGTTAAACTGAGAGAATATGGCATCTCGTCGTACTGCTGGCTTTGTTTCCGCCTTCTATAATCCGCTACAAGTTCCCGATGCGCCTACTAGTGTAAGCGCATCTGCTGGTGATTCATCAGCAACAGTATCATTTACCGCACCAACAAATACTGGTGGTGGGTCGATTACTGGATATGGTGTTGTATCAAATACAGGAATTTCTAGTACAGGTTCGGCATCTCCAATTAGTGTCTCTGGATTAACAAATGGTAGTTCTTATACATTTCGTGTTTGGGCTTTAAATAGTTATGGACCTAGTCCTTTTAGCGGTGCAAGTGCAAGTGTAACACCTTTTCCCAAAGGAATTATGGCTGGTGGTGATGGTGGTTCAAATGTCATTCAATACGTAGACATATCTACAACAGGAAATGCGCTTGATTTTGGAGATTTAATTAGCGGCAGTCAATATGGACAAGCCGCTTGTGCGAGTTCTACAAGAGGTGTATTTGCTGGTGGAGGAACTTCAAGACAAAACGTTATTCAATATATCACCATTTCAACTTCAGGCAATGCGCTTGATTTCGGAGACTTAATAAATCCAGTATATGATCTTGGTGGACTATCAAACAGTACACGGGGTGTTTTTGGTGGGGGTGATTCTTCTGTAGGTGATTCTAATGTAATTCAATATATTACAATTGCTTCAACAGGTAATTCTACTGATTTTGGAGATTTGTTGGGGGTTGTTAGGATTTTATCTGCGTGTGCCTCTTCAACAAGAGGTATTTTTGCAGGTGGAGTTACAACTAATGTAATTCAATATATTACAATTGATTCAACTGGTAACGCTATAGATTTTGGTGATCTTACCGTAGCACGATATGGTTTAGGTGGATGTTCTACATCTACAAGAGGAGTTTTTGCTGGTGGAAGAAGTCCTTCATATGAAAGCACCATCGACTATATAACAATCGCATCAACTGGCAATGCTGTCAGTTTTGGTAATCTTACTGTGGCTCGTAGCAATTTACCTGGATGTTCTTCAACAATAAGAGGTGTTTTTTCTGGTGGCCTTAACTCAAGCGTAGTTGACGTTAATGTTATTGATTTTATTACTATTGCTTCTACAGGCAACGCCACCGACTTTGGTGATTTACTAGTTGCGAATAAAGCCTTGAGTTCTTGTTCTAACGCTCACGGAGGACTATAATGCCTAGTTATTCCGGCGTTTGGAACATCAACGAAGTTTTTCAAGCCGTGGGGCAGGATTTGTGGCCATACTCACCTACGAATGGTCCCATTGGATTGTTTGCTGGTGGTAGTTCAGTCACTAATGTAATCAACAGAATAATAATTTCGACTGCTGGTGATGCTACAGACTTCGGTGATTTGACAGTTGCTAGATATAATTTATGTGCCTTTGGTTCAAATATTAGAGGAGTTTGGGCGGGCGGTGAAATATCAGGACTTGCTGGAGGACGTTTAAATACTATAGATTATGTAACATATACAACCGCCGGTGATGCAACAGATTTTGGTGATTTGAGTGTTGCAAAAACAGAGGTAGTGGGTGCATCAAATAATGTTCGTGGATTAGTATTTGTTGGTTTTTCTAGTGCTGGAAGCTATTTGAATGTTATTGAGTATGTCACTATTTCATCAACAGGAAACACCACGGATTTTGGTGACGCTCTTAATGCGCTAAGAAGAACGAACACTGGTGGATTGGCATCAAGTACAAGAGCAGTTATTGCGGGAGGGTTTGATGCAAGCCTTGGAGAATTAAATGTAATACAATATGTGACAATTGCCTCCACTGGAAATGCCACGGATTTTGGTGATTTATTGGCTACCACAAAACAAGCAGGTGGCGCCGCTTCTGAAACTAGAGGTTTGTTTGCTGGCGGTTATGCGCCATCAGCGCAAGTAAACGTAATACAATACATCACAATTGCTACAACTGGAAATGCCACAGATTTTGGTGACCTTACTATTGCTGCTCAGTTGTCAGGAGTTGCAAGTTCTACAAGAGCAGTATTTGGTGGTTATGGTAACACCCTAGCTTATGTAACAATCGCATCAGCCGGAAATGCCATAGATTTTGGTGACTTGACCAATTCTATTACTGATGGTGCAGCTTGTTCCAACGCCGCTGATGCTGTTCAACTTACACCAACAAGTGCTGCAATGGCGTTGTTCGGTGGCGGAACTGATACCACAAATACGCAAGCCTCCATTCAGTATGTAAACATAGCTACAACTGGTAATGCTATGATGTTTGGTGAACTGTCTGCTGCTAGATATTATTTGGCCGCATGTGCATCTTCAACACGTGGTTTATTTGGTGGTGGTGTTTCATTTACAAATGTAATTGATTATGTAACGTTCTCTAGTTTTGGCTTGGCCACTAGTTTCGGTCAATTAACAACTTCAAGTTGGTATAATTTAGGCGGATTATCAAATGAAACAAGAGGCATTTGGTTTGGCGGCTCAGATGGCGGCAGCAGTTATACGAACGTAATACAATATGTAACCATTGCATCAGCAGGAAATGGTACCGATTTTGGTGACTTGACCGTTGGTAGACAGGGTGTTGCTGGGGCGGCAAGCACAACTAGAGGTGTGATGGGTGGCGGAGCCGCTACAGGTAATGTATTGCAAAATGTGATTGATTATATCACCATAGCCTCTGTCGGAAATGCTACAGATTTTGGTGACTTGGTATCGATAATATCATATCCGTCTTCTTGCTCAAGTAGCACAAGGGCGCTTTTTGGTGGCGGTAGTGGTAGTGTTTCTAATATAAATGTAATTCAATATATCACAATTGCATCAACAGGTGATACAACAGATTTTGGTGATTTATCGGCCGCTTTAAGATCGTTAAGCGCAACATCCAGCAGTGTAAGAGGTGTTTTTGCGGGTGGTTTGTCTGGTCCGGTCAATGTTATTCAATATGTAACAATAGATACTACAGGCGATGCTGTTGATTTTGGCGATTTAGCGTATTTAAATTATGGGTCGGCCGGTTGTTCCAACGCTCACGGAGGATTATAATTAATGGGAACTAAAAGTTGGCCAGGTGGCGTAATCAGAAAAACACCAGTTACTCCTGCTGGTTCATATCAAACGAGTTCTGCATCCGGTTTGTGGACAATGGAACGTGTAGCATTTTGGAAGAAACAGGGACTATGGCCAACAGCAGGAAATATTGATCCGAGTTCTTACATAGAAAATATATTTTCAACATGGTTATATACTGGCACC